TCTCAATTTTACGTGAGAGCCGCTGACGTTGGGCAGACAACTACAGCAACTTTCTACGTTTATGTAGATCAGCTCGGTCGCCTTACTTTCTATACGACGCGAGCAGATGCCCTGCGTGGGGCGACAAACAATCGCGTCTCTATTTTCAAGGTCAACTCAAGCGATCTAGAAATAGCACTAAGTGTCAGTGAGTCTGACTGGAAGATTCAGTCGCTTCTCAGGGAGTGGTCACTGAATCTGACTGCGCCCGAAGTTGACACAACTGGTGTTGGTGAAAAATTCGGCGATGCAGTCAAGAGCATTGTTTCCGGTGGTGGCAGTCTTGATTTTATTGTAGATAGGAACGAAGAGGCTGACTCGCAAGATCCGACCGCCCTTCTCAACCTGCTGCTCATGACAGAGAAGGGATGCAAGGCTGACGCTGAATTCTGGATGATTCAGAATCGCCCCGCAGAAGGCGGCACCCTTTTGCCGGGTGACCTTTACTATGAAACTCAGCTAATGGTCACTTCGATAGCAATTAACACAAGGCCAGACGAGATCATCGCAGGCTCTTTGAATTTTGTGACGGTTGGTGAAATTGCTCTGAGGATGGGGACAAACTAGCCACGCTTCCTTGTCTCCGTATAATGGGGCAAGTGATTAAGGTCGTCATCCGTGCCCCAGTTAACTCAAGCAGGCGCATCTGGTGCTCTTGATGACATCAACGTAACGCAGGCGCAGCTAAGGCAGCAGCTGGCCACCCTCGTTGATCTGTTTCGTCAAGTCGGCGGCGACGCAAATGTAGTTGCAGGTAGCGCAGCCAGCCTTGATCCACTGAGCGCACCCTTTGTTTTGTATGTGAATCCCTACACGGGTAGCGATAGGTTTGTTGGTGGTGCATATAACAGCTACGAGCTTGCTTCTGGCACGGACGAGGAAAAGATTGCCCAAAAGCTGAAGCGACTTGAGAAGCAACGGATGACTTGTGGCTATACGCCTCAGCGCCCGTTCAAAACAATCAACAGAGCTGTCATCGAAGCAGCAATTATTACATCTAAGAACTGGTACACCTACACGGATGTAAGGGCAAATATTGATGCTGTAAGCATTGTTCTTTCGCCTGGTACTCACACTGTTTACAACGATCCTGGTAGTGCTTCAACCGCGCTGGCCAGCTGGGGTACCGACAAAACCCCGACTACGGCTGAATTGATCGCCTTCAACCCTGTTGTCGGCGGTCTGCTGCTGCCTCGTGGTTGCTCGCTGTGTGGTCCTGACCTGAGGAAGACCACGATTCGCCCGAACTATGTCCCGTCCCTCGCCGACGAGACTGCTAACTACAGCAATCGCTGCGCAATCTTCAAGATTACCGGTACGGGGTACTTCTTTGGATTCACCGCGATGGACAAGGTGAACCTTGCCCAAAGCCACCACCTGCTTGATCTTTTCCAGTTTGGCGGTAAGACTGAACTTGATGACTTCTACACCAAGTGTCGTAACACCGTTGGCACTGGCGCAGACCTTAGCTCTGTTCTTGCAACAACGAAAACTACTGAGTATGAAATCGTAGGACCGATTGATACAACTCAAAATCCCACTTCTGCGTGGGATACAACTGCCAGTGCCTCTCCTTATATTTTTAACTGCTCTATTCGATCTGACTATGGAATGTCTGGCGCCTTTATGGATGGCGCTAAGGTCACTGGTCTGAAGTCGATGGTGTGCGCCAACTTTACCGGCGTCTCACTTCAGAAAGACATGCGCTGCTGGCAGCGTTATGTGACAAATACTTGGTCTGCGATCAGTACCACAACTGTTGACGCCAACTACGCTACTTACATTTCCACTAGCCCCAACGACATTCGCATGAATCCGGCTCGCATGAGTCGGCATATTACTGCTGTCAACGATTGCTTTATCCAAGAGGTTTCTGTTTTTGCTATTGGGCATGGTGTTCACCACTTCACCGATAACGGCGGTGAAATCACGATCACCAACAGCAATAGCTCCTTCGGTGGCTGCGCTGCAATTAGCAAGGGCTACAAGAGTTTTGCGTTCCCATCTGACAAAAACTGGTCGGTTGGCTCTTTGCGTGTTCCGCTGAATCTCAGCGAAAAAACAGGCAATGTTCGCTACATCTATCTTGGCACAATTGATTCTGTTACTAGCACAACTATCACGTTGACGACTGGGCTTGCAATTAATAGCGAGTCATCGACCGTACCTGACATTCTTTACAGGGATGGTTATAGTTTTATGCCGACCACTTACCTCTGGGTTGAAAATCCAGCTGGTAAGCCTTGGTATGCCCCACTGGCTACTTCTGCTTGGAGTTCTACTGCTCCAACGGTCATTAACATTACCGCCGCCCTGACTGGACAGGATTCAATTACTGATCCAGATGGCGTCAATCTTGCACCTGGCAAACGTGTTTATGTTCGCCGTGTAGTTGATACGCGCACACCTGCCGAACGTCGCGCTTCTATCTATCTGAACAACACGGCAGTCGCTCGCTTGCCCCAGCGCAACTTCGTACTTCAGACCGACCCTAACCGTGGCGCAGGTGGTGGTATTTCGCGGACTCTCAGCACGACCGATGAGATTGTTCTTGTCAGCCAGACAGGCGTTGGCTTGCTGGCCGGTGATGGCGTTGTGAGCACGGCAGAGATCACCATTCGCCGTGGTGCGCCAAGTATTACATATGCAAATAACACTTACTATCCTGTCGGCACAGTTGTTAAGCACAACAACAAGCACTATCAAGCAATTAAGTCAAACAGGACTTCTTCTGCATCGCCTGACATCAACACATGGAAGGAGATCTATGTCCACATGCGTTCTGATTACAACGCAGAGGACAGAATTGATGAAGAGGGCCAGATCCTGAAAATTGACTGGGATCGTGACACCAATCCCTATAGCACGACTCTTGGCATTAACTGGACGACTATCTGGACTACAACTGGTACAACGCAAGAAGATCTTGCTTATAAGGCCGTTCAAGACATTTATAGGTCTTCAACGGACTACAAGGGCCTTCATTTCTTCTTGGTTGAGCTTGGTTTTACTACCGCAGCCGCTCATACGGCATTGACACCGAGGCTTTCCACTGCTCGCCTGCTTGATCCAACTAGCACTGTGGACTTCCCCACGGCGCCGTCTGGTGGGGCTGCAACGGGTCGCGCTAACTGGGCAGTGGAGATGCGTCGTCCATCGGTCCTGCGGCTCTATGGGCACGCTTGGGAGTGGGCTGGCTACCTGAACTACTCCAAGTCGTTCCCAGCTGCGCAGAAGGATCTGAGCGATCAGAACAAGTTCACGTATTACTTTACGAATGACCTTGGTGGTCGTGTTGTTCCGCAAGGTAGCAACGAGGATGGCTTCAATGTTTCGCCTAGGGGTCTTGAGGATGTTGAAACAGGCACAACGCTAAGCGTTGAAAACATTGGAAGCAGCTCTGTTGATGACTTCCAAAATACGACCTTCCCGTTCTTGAATGTTACCGACACACTGACGGTTAATTCATTGAATGTGACGGGCACCATCACTGGTTTGCCCGAGGTCAATAATGCACAAACAAGTCGTGTTGGCCCTGTTCGTCTCGCAAATGCTCAATCTTTGCGAAACCTAACGATTCCATCTGGAACCGACACTCAAATCAATGCAGCAATTGATGCCGATCCTGCTCCTCAAGTTGTGACGGTACAAGGGCTAAACTATTGGAGATCCCAACAGGCTCCTGACAACCCCATCTTCGGAATGCTCTTCTCATGACGAATCCTAACCTCAGGTACGCCAATTCCATTGTTGGTAACACCGTTTATTACGCGCCTACTACAAATGTTGGCACTGCGCTAACAAATGCAGCCGCAAGCAACAAGGTTTTCAAGGTAAATTCGATCTTTTGCTCGAATATTACTACCGCTACTCCTGCGGATATTTCAGTATCAATTCAGCGCTCTTCTGTTGACTATTACATTGCTAGGAATATTACCATTCCTGGTTCATCAACTTTAATGATTGGAACCAAGGAGACTTATATTTATCTTCTTGAGGGTGATCTCATTCGCGCCATTGCTTCTGCAAACACAAATCTGACCCTGACCATCTCTTACGAGGAGATTGGGTAATGGCTGGATTTAACGGTGGATTTATTGGCGGAAGTTACTTGCCAACAGCGAGTCAGAAGCAACCTGGGATCTGGAGCCTCCAAGAGTGTTTTAGGGGTAGGGTTAATTCAACTTGGCCGTCAAAAACTGTTATCTCTAGCGCAACGGGCGGAGATGAGGTTTACAACATTACCGTTGGCGGGCTGCAGTACGCCGTTCATCAATTTACTACTGTCGGAGCAGCAAATTTTGTTCTCGCCAGCGCAAAAACAGTTGAGTATTTAATTGTTGCTGGTGGTGGTGCCGGTGGAGGCAGTTCCTCTGTTAGTGGAGGCGGTGGTGGAGCCGGTGGTGTCCTTAGTGGCTCTTTGGCTCTTTCGCCAGCAACATATTCTCTTACCGTTGGAGGCGGAGGAGTCGCATCTGGTGGAACAGGAGGATCTGGTCAAAATAGTGTCTTTAATGCCTTAACCGCTTTTGGCGGTGGTGGTGGCGGCGCTCCATCAAGCAATCCGACCGGTGGTGGCTCTGGTGGAGGCGCACAAGGATACCCAAATTACAATCAAACGCCTGGAAGCGGTGTAAGTGGACAAGGCAATGCAGGCGGCAAGGGATCGCCAAGTGCTGTTACCAGTACATTTTCATCTGGCGGCGGCGGCGGCGCTGGAGCTGTTGGACAAAATGGAACCTTTAATTCAGATGGCGCAAATGGTGGATCTGGTATTGCTTCATCAATAACAGGTACTTTGTTGATTTATGCTGGTGGTGGTGGTGCCGGTGTTTATGGCAACACCGTTGGTGGACTCGGCGGTGACGGAGGGGGTGGATCGGGCGGAAAAAGGTTCGGCCTTCCGCCTCAAAATGGCGCTTCAGGCACTGGCGGTGGTGGTGGCGGCACTAGTTCTGGTACTAATGGTGGCACAAAAGGTGGTGACGGTGGATCTGGAATTATAATTATCAGGTATTTGGTTTCTTAACTTTTTCTTGATTGCCATGTCAGCTCTTTACTCTTTCAACGGCGCAGCACCTGCCCCACTTCCTTTTCGCATCACGCTTGCGAATGGATTTACACGCACTGATCCCAGCACATTTACTGAGGATGAGATTGCAGAAGCCGGTTATGTTCTGATTGAGCAGCCTGAGTATGATCCTGCGACTCAAGCGTTGAATTGGAATGGCACTTCGTTTGACGTTGCAGAGATTCCTCCTGCGCCGCCGACTCCACATTGGGTTGAGTTCTCTGCTGCAGCAATGAGCGATGCGGCAATCAATGAGATGCTCGGTGGCTTGATCAGTGCTGCACCCGGTCTCTACGGCGGGATGATTGTCGGGCTGAAGGATGCAAGTGTTGGTGACAGCAGGATTTTTGTGAATAGCTGGAAAGCTGCCTTTGCAGCTAATCTTATTTCTGACGCAGTAATTGAAAGCGTCGGAGAACTTGCTAATCAGTTCAACCTCCCGCAGGCATTTATTGATGAGCTGTTCCCGTCGCTTGATGACGCTGCTCAGGAGGAAGGCTGATGGCTGTCAAAAGCAAGGTCGGCACCGCTCGCGTTGAGCACAAAGCTGGTCCCCCGAAAACAACTTCACAGGGATTCGGCCAGCACAGTCGTCCTCGTCGCAGGGGTAAAAAACCCTTGCGTGGTCAAGGCCGGTAGACTTGCCTTATGGCAGTCACACCTGGGACATACAACTTCTCCTTGCAAAGGCGAGCGGATCATCCCGTTCGCCTGCAATTT